TAGAATTACAGCTACTCATAACTTCTCTGTAGGACAGGAAGTTCAATTAACATTCACTAATACATCCGGTGCTGGTTTAGTATCTGGTGCTTATGTTATTACTGCTATATCAGGTACTGCTTGGTTTGAAGTTAATTATGGTAGCAACGTTACTAGTGCTGGTACAGTTACAGCAGAGAGATATGGTTTGGTAGCTTTTGCTAACAATGCAGATATGGCTGCTGGTGTTACACAATTAAAAGCAATAACACCTAAGCAATACTTTGATAATAAATTAATACTAATGACACAGCAAACTCCAACAGGAGTAGCTTCTATTACCTTCCCAGATATTCCATCTTGGGTAAAAAGAATCACTATAACAATGGCTAATGTGTCTAATGCTTCTGGGGGAGCTGTAGCTATTTTAGTAGGTACTGCTGCTGCTGGTACAGTAACTACAGGATATGTAAGTACTGGTGGTACTATTGAATCTACTACTTCTGTTACAGTATCTGGGTCTACAACATCAAGTCCTACCACAGATTATCTTATGAACTTTGGCTTAGCTAATAATAGTGCTTCTGCTACAGGGACTTTTGTTTTAACTAAACTTACAGGTAATACTTGGGTAGGTAGTGGTACATTTTCTCGAGTAGAGGCTGCAGCTCGTATAGGGGTAACAAACGGCACTATTGCTCTTGCTTCTGTTTTAGATAGAATTATAATTACATCAGTATCTAATTTTGATGGTGGCACAATTAACGTTATGTATGAATAAAAAGGAATATCATGAGTCTATTTAGTGAAATCGCTGGCTTGTTTGGAGGTGAGGAACCAGATTATGAGGCTGCTGCGTTTAAGCCTTATAATGTAGTTACTCCATTTGGACGAGCTAAGTTTAATGCAGAACGTGGTAGAGTTGTTGCCAACCTAAGTCCTGAACTGCAACAGTTTTATAATGATTATCTAGGAGCAGCTCGTGGGCTTATGCCGACAGAGGAGCAGTTAGCTTTTAGTCGTGAGCTTGCTGGTACAGGTCGAGGACTATTTGATCAGTACAATACTAGACTGCAAGAAGCTTTAGGTTATGATGTAGGTCAGGCTACTTCAGATTACTACAATCAAATGCAGGATATCTTAGCTCCTCAAAGAGCTCAAGAAGAATCTCGACTAGCTGATACACTATTTAAGACTGGCAGAACAGGGGCTGGTGTTGGTGTTGAGGGTGGATATTTAAATCCAGAACAGTTTGCATTACTTAAAGCAAGAGAAAATCAAAATGCTGAACTACTCCTTAATGCTGAAGATAGGGCAAGAGCTATTAGAGATGCTCAGATAGCTGAAGCCACTGGTGGTATGACTAATGCTTTAGGTATATTTGGTACAGGTACTAGCTTACCTTCTACTTTATATGGTACTTCACAAGGCATGTTGGGTGGTGCTATGCAAATACCTTCTGTACTTGGTGGACAGATTGGTTATGGCTTACAAGCAGGTCAAGCATCTTCTGCAGCTGGAGCTAATATGGCTCAAATGCAACAACAACAATACAATAATAACTTAGGATTCTGGGGTGGTTTAATGCAGGGAGGCTCTAGTTTACTAGGCAAATCTGGTTGGTGGACTAAATAAGGATATTAAATATGGCTGAACAAAATTTACTAAGTATCTTTGGTCCTTCTCCAGAACAACTACAAAGACAACTACAACAAGCACAACAAGAAAGATCTCTGTTTGCTGCTCGTGTTAGTCCATCTTACTCTGCTGGTTATGGTTTAGGTTCTTTACTTGAAGGTGTTGTAAGTAAAGTATTTGGATTAGAAGACCCCGACCTTAAGAAAGCTAAGGATGTTAGACAAGCTTACCAATCTGTTCTTGAAAGATCTGGTGGTACTGTTGGTGATCGTGGTGCATTCTATGATCAGATGGCTTATGAGCTAGGTCAAATGGGATATGGTGACATGGCAGGTACTTCTGCTATGGCAGCTGATGAGTCTCGTTATCAACAAATGACTAGAGATGAACAAATACAAAACCTACAAGCTACTCGTGCCTATAAAGAAAGTTTAGGGGAAGAAGTAAAAGCTAGGGTAGAAGAACGTAATAGAATGGCAGCTTATAATATTGGTAGTGGTCTGAAGTCTTTACAAGACTCCCCTGATTTATTTACTAAAGCTTATAGCCAAGCTATACCTAAACTAAAAGAGATGGGTATTGATACTACTCCTCTTGAAGAAGCTGATAACCCTGAAGAACAAGTACAAGCATTAGACTATCTAGTAAGCTTAGGTACTTCTCAGAAGACAAGATCACAACAACAGATTGCTGGTCAAAAACTAGAGGTACAAAATCGTGCACTAGCATATAAACAAAAAAAAGATGAGTTAGAGTACAGGCTTAAGACAGAACAGTTTGATGAAAAAACTAAACAGTTCTACATTGCTGAGAAAGGTAAGTATGAACGTGCTTACATTGCTGCTTCTAACGTAGACAAACGTTTGAACCAACAACTACAAGGCTTTGAAGAAACTACTCGTAGACAAGTAATTACTGATATTGATACTACTGAGCAAACTAAGTTAGATATTAGAAACTTATCTACTGAGTATAACTTACCTTTGCCTGAAGCTCAGAAAGCTGTTAAAGTTTATCAAGCTAAGGTAAAAGACTACTTAACTGCTAAAGATGAAAATGGTAACTTCTTATACACTTTATCTAAAGCACAAGATTTAGCTAAACAAGACGTGGCTTCTGCAGTAACACAAGAAGGTGGTATCTTAGGTATTGGTAAAAAAGGTAAACTAGGTAATGTTAAACCAAACGAAAAGAAAGTAATTAAATTAGACTAGGATTTACATGGCTATTTATGAATACCAAGGTCAACAGTATGATATCGAGACAGATGATCCTGCTGTAGCAAAGGCCAAAATCTTATCACACTTAGGACAAGGGGCAGAGCAACCTGCTCCTTCTCCCTCTCCAGCTGCTGCTCCTATTATGGCACCTCGTGTTGAGGTGTCTACTAAAGAACAGAATCCCTTCTTACCTAGACAATCAGAAGAGTTTAATCCTTCTGCTTTACTAGCAGTAGGTGATGTCATAGCATCTACCCCCGGATTTATTACACAAACTATTGCTAGCTTAGGTAATGTTGTAGCTCAAGGAGTTATGACAGGTAAGGTAGACACTAAAGTTGCTAGACAGTTTGGACAGTCTGTTGCACAGAAGATGTCTTTACTTCCTGAAGCTGGTGAGAAAATGCCGGGTGAATACTTAGCTGGTAAACTTGGTGCAGGGGAAGCATACAAAAGATCTCTACCTAATAGAGTATTAGGAAAGATTGATGAGACTATTGAGTTTACTGCAGATGAGTTAGCTAAAGCTGGGGTAATGGATAAGGATGCTAATCGTATTCTTATTGACTCTGCTTTAGTATTTGCTCCTTTGCTTCGCAGAACTAAGAGCACACCAATTAAAGGATTGACAGATGAAGGAACTCTTACAGCTCGTACTGACAGGCCTGTTGATACTGCTTCTTCATTTAATATAGGTGATTCTGTAAATTGGACAGATGCTTCTGGTGTACCTCAAGTATCAAAAATACTAGATATAAAAGAAAGAAATGGTACAAAACTTGTACGAGTTTCCTCAGAAGATTCTAAGTATGGTGGAAAAGGAGTATTTGTTCCTTTTGAAGAGTTAAGTAAAATTGAGACACCTCCATCTAGACGAGTTACTGAGCAAGGTGTGGAAGTTCCTGTTCCAACAGTAGATCCTAAGTCTTTCAATGACTCCTTATACAATTTAGATAATCTATATAAACAAGATCTTACTGAAGCAATTAACTTTGATAAAGTAACAAAGGACATGGGTCTTGACATAGGTACTAAAGAGAAGTTCCGTCGCTTTGACGAAGGTCAAGCTAAAGGTAATGAGTTAATAGACAATCAAATATCTGACCTACAAAAAAGAATTAACTTATTGCAAGCAGATAATGCTAGACTCTTTAAAGAAAATGATTATAGATCTACAGTAAATCCTGAAGGAACTGTTGCTGACTTTAGAAGGTTACCTGAAGAAGTTAAGGCTACAATTAAAAGTAACTATGATACAGTTAAGTCACTAAGAGAAGAGGTAGATACATTAGTAAATAAACGTAGCTCTACAGAGAAGTTGCTTCCATACGAAGCATCTGTATACTCTCGTATGTATGTTCCTATGAGATCTGAGATTAGGAATCTAACTAAAGAGCTTATTGATCGTGGACTAGCTGAGCCTCGTAAACTTACAGAAGACTTTGCTTCTCGTCGTATCATGCCTAAAGATAAAACTACTTGGGAAAAGACTAAAGAAGCTATTGTAGGTAGAGACTACACAGAACAAGAGACAGGTAATACCTTTGTATCTGATGCGGCTAATACTCGTGGATACTATGTACTTGAGAATCCTAATACTAAGAAACGTACTACTATTTCTTTAGGTGAAGAGACAGAACGTGGTACTATACCTATTACAGAGTTCCGTAATAAGAAACCAATCAATAACTATGAAGTTCCAAAGGAACTCTTTGATAATCCTGATGCTAAGATTTTAGGTAGAAACTTAAGAGAAGCTACTATTGATGAGATTAATCTTAACATTGGTCAACAGTATAGCCGTAACTACAATGCAGTTATGGGACAGCGTATTGCTGAACTAAGAGATCAGCTTCGTAAGGATGACTGGGTTAATGAGTTAGTTAACTCTCCTAACTTTAAACAGATTGGTGTTAAGCTTTCTGATTATCCTCAATGGAAAAAACTTCCTGAAGGATTTAGAACTCTTAAGTATACTGACAAGATGCCTAGACTTAGAGACTATGCTTTTGAGAATCGTATTGCTGAGATACTAGACGACTACAATAAACCTGCCTCTACTAATCCAATTGTTAGGGCTACTAACTCTTTAGTAACTAACATGATGTTAGTACCTATTGCTCACATGCACAATGAGTTAGCTCACTGGGGTATTACTCGTGGTGTATCTGGGTTTATTAATCCAGTACGTTTAGGTAGAATGCTTAAAGATTTTCCTGAAGCATATAGCCAAGTCATTAATAGAGGTGAGATCTACCAACAAATCCTTAAAGAGGGTGGTAGTCTTATGTCTGCTAATGTCCGTAACTCTACCTATTTAGAGAATGCTTTTAAAGAAAGTGCTGATGTACTAAAGAAAACTCCACAGTTCAAAGAGATGGCTTCTAGATTAGGCAGAACCCCTGCAGACTTATATGAAGGTATGTCTAAATTTTCTAATACTTCTATGTGGACAGTTCGAGATGTACTGTATACACAGTTAATAATGGAAAAGATGCGTAGAGAAGGTATCTCTATGAAACAAGCCATTGACTCTGTAGAACGTCACATGCCTAACTACCGCTTACCTAGTCGTATTGGTGAAAAAGTATTAGGAGGTAAGCTATCTCGTATGGCTTCCCAATCTTTAGGGAATAGAAATGTATTTTTATTTGCACGTTACCATCATGGTATGGTTAACTCTGCTTTAAATACAGTTAAAGATATGGGTATGCTTGGTAAAGAAACACTTAAGTCTAAGCAATTTAAAGAGGGTGTTGATTCAGCCCTTGCAGTTGTTGCAGCTATGGCTGTTGTATATCCAATGCTGGATCAGATGTCTGAGTTCGTAGCACAAGTCATGGACTCTGATGGTAAGGTAGCAGAAGCCAAGACTAGACGAGCAGGTGTACTCCACGTCTTCGATACTATTAAAGAAGTAGCTGAGGGTAAGAAGGATGCCTACGCTTTATCTAGTATTCTAGTAACAATGAATCCTGTTATTCAAACTATGATTGAACTTGCGTTCAACTATGAGTTATATAACAGAAGAGAAATTGTTAATCCTCTTTCTCCTGCTGGAACAATCATGATGGACTATGCAAATTACTTATCTCGCAAAGTTCCACAAGTTGGTCAAGCTATGAGAGCTACTGATGAAGATTATGGTACAGGTTTAGCTGGTGTCTTACTAAGAAACTTCTTTGACATTAGAACTAAAACTGCAGATCAGATTGATCGAGAGGAAAGACAGGTCGAAAGAAAACAAACTGAGGCAGAAAATAGAGAATTAGAAATGTAACAGAAAAAACGACCTTCACAATCAACGTATATTAAAAGAAAAAAGGCCACCTAATATGATGGCCTTTCTTTTTACCTATCGTTTAATATAGAGCTTCCTAGATATCTCTATGACGATTTCATTGTTTTTTAGGGAATTCTACTAGAACCCTAACAATTAAAAGGTCAATGATTAAGAAATTAGATAGCTCATCATCAACTAACTCGATACCAACTGAGCATCCACCTATAAGTTCTAGCATTATTAACATATTTTATCCTTATTAAATTTCACAACTGCCTCCAGTACATGCTAATGTTTGAGTTCCTTCTGTATTGTCATCGTATTCTACAAAATCCTCCCATGTTATGTTAGTTGGTATACTCTTAATTAACTCTTCATACTGCTCTTTAGTGATGTCTTCGTAAGGGGCTTGTTGGTATGTATGATTTGAGTGGGGTAAGAAAGATACACCACTTACTTCATCAAAGTATTTCCATACCCATGCACCAACTTCAGGCCACTCCTCATCTTTAACTGTAATAGTTACTGAAGGTTTGTGTTCACACCAATGACGTTGATATATTAACCATAGATCTAGTTGTTCAATAGCAGATAAACTAGTTCTAGTTAACGCACCTTCTGGTGCTTTCATTGGGAAAGTAAACACAGCTGTAGAGTCAGGTCTGAATACTTCATCTTCTACTGGTACACCCTTATCTTTTAAGTATTGATAGATCGGGTCCTTTTTATCCATGCGTATACGTCGCAGATAGTAATCGTTGTGGCGAGCATGGATGCCACTAGCACTATCAACCAACTGAGAAACAGTTCCAGAGGGTTTAACACAAGTGATAGAAGCAGAAGCTGGAATACCAAGCTTTGTAGCAAGTTCCTCGTTTGTAAGTCTAGCATAATCTCTTAATCTTTCTAACATGTTAGGATCTGGATTACTTGTTAAAGTACAATCCATAATACCTGTTAATGAAACACCTAGCAATCTTTCTTCCTCTGTATTCTTCTTCCATTCTTCAGATAAGAACTGGAAGTCTGTCAGCATAGATTGAATGGTTCCTAGTATTGTTGCAAGTCTAACTTTATTTCTGAGAGAAGATTCGGTATCTTCTTTCCGAACAACCACTTCTGTAAGATTGCAGAACTGTTTATCACGGAGGATAATCTCTGAGCATGGGTTGGTTCCATAGCTATGATCTGCACCTCTTCTTCCCCAACGAGCTGCCTGATTTTGAGAAGCAACACGATTAAAGATTCCTCGTTCACCTGATTTAGATTTAACGAGAGATAACCACTCTTCCATAAAAGTTTCACTATCGGGTCGTTCTGTGTAGGCGACTGAGTTGTTTGCCAATCCTCTATGTGGATATTCATTATACCATGCTCCCATCTTAGCTTCACGCATACGTCTGTCTGTTAAGTTAGATAGAGAGATTAAGGCAGAGCGACGTACACCACCTACTACAACTATCTCTCCAATCATACACATGATATCATGTACTTCTATTGATGTGAGTTTTCGTCCACGAGCCTCTGTAAAAGTATTAACCGTGAAGTCAAATAGTCGCTTAAGTGGCTCAGGTCCTGATGCTCGTCCACCAAAAGTTTTAAGTCTTGCTCCAGCTGGTCGAACCTTTGAGTAATCAACCTCAGGGATATCTCCTTCCCACAAAGAAGAGAGAAGTTTCTTGAAGGCTTTTGCCCATCCGAGTTTGCTGTCTTGTACAACGATGACATCATCTACCTTTCTTAAAGTCTCTGGAATTGTTGGGAGTTTAGAAATCTCTTGACGTTCACAAGAGAAGCCTACACCTGTACCATTCATTAAGATATAAAGAGCCTCACTAAAAGCTCGCTTGTTATTAACAGCCAGATAACTGCAATTATAAGCGGAAATATTATCTCGATCACAAGCTTCTCCTGCTGTCATAAGTAAACGCATCGAAGGCATAACTTCTAAATTTAAGATTGCTTGACGCAATTCGTTCATATCTACTACGTCTACTTTATCACCAAGCTTTGCTTGTAGATATGTTGTTAGCCTATTAACTGTTTCTTCCCAAGACTCACGTTTATGTAACTCAGGTATGAACCTAGAGTATCTAGATCGGTGAATAATGGATTGATATAATGAAGGTAATTCCATGTTACTCCTTAATGCAGGTACGTTATATAAATTGATAGGTGGGAATAGTATTAGAGGCCAGTCTATAACTCTAGTTCTGATACTATCTTGTCCCATTTATCTTCTATCTTATCTTCAAAAGCATTAACAATGTCATGAGTAGTTAGTCCTAGAAAGTCTATGATGTCTACTTCATCTACTTGTTCTATTATCTTTTCTTTAAGTTCTTGTAGTGTTAACACTTTCAAATTCCTTTAACAACTCTATGAAATGGATTGCTTTGTCTAGATCCTGAATACCGCCTTTGTCTTTCCACCTACAAAGATACTTAATTGCCGTGGCTTCTAAGTATGGTATACCATTTATATGGCAGAACTCAGCAGGCTGTATCTTAAATTGTTTATAGTGGTTACCACCAACCTGTTTCTCTAGTGCATTAGTGTGCATTAACAACCCTTTCTACATTTCTGTCTCTAAGATTCTTGTTACCTCTGAACCAATTACCACAATCAGAACATTGATAACGTTGGAATTTACTTACAGATGTTAGAGAGTAGCCTCGTTTCTGTACATGGTTACCACCACAGTTAGGACATACAATCTCTTCATCGTTAAAGATAGATAAATTAAGATGATGTTTAATCCAAGGTCTGAACTTGTAGTATACTTTCTCTAGTAGTACTACGTCATTCTTGTTGTACTCCTCCATCATTGACCATGCTTCAGGATTGTTTGCCATGCATTGAATCCAAAGATCATGACCAATGTGGGAAGTCTTCTTCCCTAGTCCTAGTTGCTGCGCTACATAGTCTAGCTTGTTAGACACAAACCTAAACTGTTTCTTAGCTACTTGTAACAAGTCAATGTTCTTTACTGGACTAGGTGGAGTAAACCCTGCTAGTAAGAACTCTTTGTTAAGAGTAGGCATATCAAACTTATTACCATTATAGTGTACTACTGCGTCAGCTTCATCAATCAAGGCATGTATCTTTTCTAGCATTGTCTTGTGATCTGAGTTGTAAACACTGTCAAAGAAAATCTCATTACTATCCAACCACTTAGCTGCAAAGCACATAGTATATGAGGACTCTAGTAACTGATTAATAGCAATGTTCTGTTGCCATATGCCCCATACATGGGCTGTATTAGGACTTGTTTCTATATCTAGCAGGAGTATCTTAGCCATTAGTGTACCTCATCTCCATCTTCTGGGAACAAACTAATCTGTTGTTCCTCATCTTGTTTACTTACTGAAATAATACCAAAGTGAATTAGATCCTTTACTGCATAGTCCATAAGGAATGCAGCTTCTTGATTGTCAACTAGGAACTCAAAGCTAAGAGACCCGTCTTCATTTTGCACACAGTTCTTTATACGCATTTATCCAGTCCTTCCTGAAGTCTAACCATTCGAAGCCGTTTGCTTCTGCCCACATAGCGTAGGTGGTTTTACTTCTTTTATTTAATTTATTATC